TATCGGCACAGGATGAGCGCATTAGTAAGGTCGAGCTAAGCGTTCAATATATTCAGCAGAGCAGAGTTATCGACCAAGGGCGCACTGAAAAGAAGTTCGATGAGCTAAAAACTGACCTGCGAACGATTAACAGCAAGCTCGACCGGATTATTGAAAGTGACCGATAGCCACCCAAATCCAAACCAGTGGTGGTTTCATCGCCGAATGATGGCCTACGCCAGCTTGCTCGGGCTTTACGTGATCCTCGCTCAAATATTAATACAGTCGATCAGCCCTGAAATTGTTCCGCTGGCTCAAACGCTAGCCTGGGTATTCTCCGCAAACCTTCTCTACTACTACGGCGGCAATGCTGTTGAAGCCGTGAAGGGTAAGCCATGAGCCGCTTAATGATGGGCGCCGTTGCCGTGCTGACGTTACTGCTTGGCGTTGCCGGGTTCACCCTCAAAGGCTTGTATGAAGATGTTGGGCAGCTTGAGCAGGCCAACTCACAGCTTGAGCAGTCCCTGAGCGAGCAGGTAGACGAGAACGCAGAATTAGTCTCCGAAATGAGCCGCCGCGATCAAGCCGTTTTGGCCGCAAAGAGAGCCCGCGAACGCGCCGAATCAGAAGCCTCTGCTATCAAGCAGGAACGCGACAATGCCCTCAAAGACAATCCTTGGATTCATAACGATGTGCCTGCTGCTGTTCTTGACAGCCTGCAGTCCGGCGCTCGTTCAGACGAAGACTGAATACCGTTACCCACCTGCATATCTTATGGAGCCGTGCCCGATTCCCTGGCCTGGCGAGTCCATGAAAAACATCGAACTAGCCGACTACGCAAGCGAGCTGCAAACCATGCTGCGGATCTGCAATAGCGACAAGACCGAGCTGCGTAACTGGCAATCTGACTCAGAGGTATCCAAGTAATGGCCACAAGCGATTCTCCGAAAGCGATCGCGCTTACCAGAACACTACAGGTGGCGAAGGCTGCTATATCAACCCCGTTCACAGGCGACATTGTGGTAGACGGTTTCGAGTCTGGCGATTTCTCTTCGCCCGGTTATCCAGAGTTTGGATGGAGTAATGGGTCAACAGCTCGCAACATTGTCTCGATGACCGCAGGTGGCGATCCGGTTAGCGTATTCACCAGCGTTCCTGATGGAACTGTTTATGCGGGTGATCCGAGAGACTGGACCGCCAACTCTGGCGATAACAGTCTCCGGGTTCGCTACGTTGCAGGCCAGAATTGGCAAGAACAAGACTTTAGCTGGCCGGGAGCACCACTCACGGAAATGTGGCTGGCTTTTGATCTTAGAGTGCCAGTTAATTTTGATCACCAGCCATCCTCGAACCCCGACGCGCGACTTATGAACAACAACAAGTTGTTGCGCGTGTATACCGGGAGTGGCGGGACGACGGTTGGCCTTTCTTTTCGCCGTACTACAAGGGAACTAGCGGATGGGCCAGGAAACAGTTACTACTTCGGTAAGGTTTTCAGTGATCCGGCCAATGGTGGAGACTTTGGGAACACGCCCTTCATCACTATCCCATCTGACCGTGGTAGGTGGATGCGGATAATACTGAGAGCGAAACTATCATCTACCGATACGGCTAAAGATGGGATTTTTCAGGTGTGGCGGAAGTGGGAAAACGAGGCTAATTTCACGCTTGAAATGGACCGCCTGGATTACATGCCGCCATCGCAAGTTGTTGGGGAGGAAGGGTTCAATACCGGATACATAATGGGGTATGCAAATGCTACCTACGCCGTGGACACGGAATTTCTCATAGACAATTTCGTCATTAGCGCCGACCCCCTAATTTAAGGACATAGTGTATGAGTGTCAAGGTATTACAAAACGCACTTGCGCCGCTCGTGGTATCGAATTTTTTCGGCACCGCAGTAGAACAGCCGATAACGATTGCGATGTATGCCAAGCAATCAGAGGTGCCCACCTCCGGTCTCGCCGCTGCGAGTGTCGTAATGATTGGTGGGCCGGCTGACAATTACTATTCCCTGGAAATTGGGTATGGCTCAGGGATACAATTCGTACAGGCGGCAGAGAAAGGGACGGGCTCTGGTGGAAACAACTCCATGAACGTTGACAGGGTTGCAGAGTGGGTTCCGGCAATATCAACGTCCCTTGGCACATCAGATACCAAACTATATTCAACGGATGCGCTTGGAGCAGAGCTATCTTCTGCATCGGGTAACACCAGAAGCAAAGCTGCGCCAACAGATTTAAGGCTTTTCCCGGCTGCTTGGGGATACTCAGATCTATACGTATCGCACGTCTTTATATATAGAGGGAGTTTAACGCCGGCAGAGCGACAAGAGTTTTACGACTCTGGCTCAGTATCCGGACTGACCCCTGATGCCGCATTCGATATGTCCATTGACTGGGCGACAACTGGAGGTCAGATACTTGATCTTTCGGGTAATGACCGGCACATCACTCCAGTTGCAGGATGGACATACAGCGCCGACAACCCAACATTGACTGCCGCTGTAGACTACACCCAACGCAAAGGCTCCACGTTCGACGGTGTAACCCACACCCTCGGCACCATCACCACGGCCACCCTCAACGGTGTAACCGTTTTCGACCACGTAAGTAGCCAAGCAGCAGGCACTATTAGCTTTACCGGCGCTATCACGGATGAGATCACTACATCGGGCGTAGTCGATCTGGTTTTGGGTGATGGCACAAGCACTGAGACTTATACGATGCAGGTGAATGTCTACGGAGTAGTACCCAGCAATAACCCTGCACAGAAGGACGGGGCGGCTCTGGCAAGCCTTACCGGTGTACAGGTTCGTATCACCAACGGAACATCCCTTAACGGCGTGCAGCGGTTCTACTCTGCGACAGAAGCAACGGACGCGAGCGGAAACTTCGCCACTTACGATGTATCCAGTAGCGTAGCCGCCGCCGCCGATCCTGTGCTAATGCAGGTTTTAACCGCAGCCGGTGACAGCATCACGAGCACTGAGACAGTGGGGCTGATCTGATGGCTTACAACTTAGGCTATGTCAGTACCGACTATAACCTTGGCTACACTGGGGCTTTCACCGCCGGCCCCGCTCTGACTGCTGATGCGTCAACGGAGGAAGGGCTAAACACTAGCCTGTTTTTGACTGGCAACGTGGCCTCTCCAACCGAAGCCCGACTGAACGGCAGCGTGTTGACGCTAACGGATGCAGGGGCAGGGGAATTCACCTTCCCTGCACCTTTGCTGCCCAGTCCAGCCAATGGCATTGTGGCCGTGCTTGAAGTGGACGTGGACGGTTTCACCAAATCCGTCACTATCGGCTACATCAACAGCTTCCCGTACAACCCGATCCACGGCGAGCCAGATAAGCTTTCGGTGCTTTTCGGCATTGCATTGGCCAGCACTCAACCGTATGAGCTGAAAATTACGTCAGAGCCGGACCCGGCTGTCATGACTGTGGACTGGGCTCAGATCGAAGCCGATAACGCCTGGTTGGATGACATTACACCCTACGTAACGCTGGCTGCTGGGCTTGAAAACGGCACCGCATCCGTGGGTATCGAAGTCTACACCACCGAAACCGGTGCGGTTGATGCGTTTACACGGACGATTGAGGATTTGGGGCCAAATGGCACGGTTACGATTGACTTAATCACCGAATCCCGCAACGGGGCAACGATAAGCTTCGGCTATGACCGCACGGACGCTGACGGCTTCAAGTACAGCATTGATCAAGGCGCCACATGGGTTATCACGTCAAGCCCGACAGAGCTTAGCGGCCTAACATCGTCAACGCCTTATGATTATTGGGTTACGGCCTACAACGCCGACGCCAATGGCATCATCACCAAGACATCGTTCACCACTCTGGCTGGAGTGGACACCAAGCCAGACGCCTTCACGGTCATCAATAGGACCGCTGCAGCGCTCTCTACAGATGTCACACCGAATACCGTGATATTCACTGCGGTTACCGTCCGGGGTGTGGATGCGGCAACGGATGTACCCGTGTCCGTATCGGGCGATACCGGCAGCAAATACCGAGTCTCTACTGACGGCGGAAGCACTTGGGGCGCATGGACAACCACTCCAACCAACGTTCGACTGAACTACCAGATTCAGGTACAGCATGACGCTAGTCAAGAATACTCATCTGGAGGCTATGACGGCGTTCGCAGCACAGCGCTGGATGCCGGGACCACTATTGGCACGTTCACCAGTACCACGATTGCTGACACGGTTGCCCCGGTTATATCGCCCCAGGGCGGTAACTTGCAGTGGACTCAGGGAGTGCCTTGGGTAGATCCCGGTTACTCAGCAACCGATAACGCGGACGGCCCAATCCCAGTAGGTGACATTAGCGCAGAGGTGCCGAATGTTAATACGGTTGGCCCGCAGCAGATTGCTTATAGCGCAACAGACCTGTCGGGCAACGTGGGAACGGCATCAAGAACAGTGACCGTAGTGGTTGCGGTGCCGAGCGACACCACGAAGCCAGTCATCACATTGGATGGCGGCAACGTCACACTGACCGAGGGCGAGCCTTGGGTTGAACCGGGCTACAGTGCGTTTGACCTGGTGAGCGGGGTGTTGACTGATTCGGTGAATGTCACCGACACGGTGAATACCGCTGTGCCGGGGCCATACACCGTCACTTACTCGGTAAGCGATGGGGCCGGAAACTCCGCCACTGCAACGCGAACCGTTACTGTGGTGTCGGCTGTAGTGTACCCATTCACCCAATCGGCGCCCGACAGACGCACGACCGTCGCTAATCGTTACAGCATTTACCAGAACGATGGCCGCATTATGATTATGCAGCCCGGCGAGGTTCTGGATTTTGACTACAATTTGACCGATTGGCTGTCTACCGAATCCGACCAGATTGCCACCAGCCAGTATGAAACCTACGAGATTTCACCGGCGCTCACCGTTCTGGGGGTGGGCCAGGTGACCGGCGGTAACCGCATCAAAGTCTGGCTTCGTGCCGGCGACGTGGTTGACGCCGACTCATCCCTAGTTCAGCTATCCGTCACCACCACAGGCGCCCGCCGAGCTGCGTTTCAGTTTCGGGTGCTCATCATTAATCGGATGCAGTAATGGCGCAAACCCGAAACCTAAAGCCCGGGCCGGTGCTGCGGGAAAAGCTGATTCGCTTTGCCGACCTCTATCGCGGCAGCCCAGACCCCAGGCTTCGCGGCAACAAAACGGCTTGCTACATGGCCATCCACCCGCGCTGCAAGAAATATACGTCGGCATCCCCGAAAGCGTGTGAGTACTTCAATCACCCGATTGTTCAGGAGCGGCTGCAGGAAACGCTGGACGTTGTTAGTCGGGAGGCTGACATCACTCAAAAGCGTGTGCTGCAAGAGATTGCCCGCATCGGCCTCTTTGATCCGCGCAAGTTGTTCGATAACACCGGGGCGCCGCTACCTATTACCAAACTGGACGACGATGTGGCGGCAGCAATTTCCGGCATTAAAGTCATGCAGACAGGTGGCGGCGGTGAGGGTGAATCACCTGGTACCGTGATCGAGTACAAGATTGCTGACAAGAACAGCGCCCTTGAAAAGCTGATGAAATACTTGGGGGCTTATGAGAAGGACAATAGCCAGAAAGCCAAGTCTCTCGCCGAACTGCTGACCGAAATCCGCGACAACGAATGAAACGATCTGCGGAGGTGCGGCTGGGGGATGCGTACCTGGCCGCGCTGGCGCAGGGCGAGCTGAACGATAAGGCTCACATCATTGAAGCCTTGGCGGTGAAGTGGTTTCGCATCAACACGCTTTACTACATCAAAGACAAGTCTGGCCGGAAAGTGAAATTTCACCCAAATCAGGCGCAGCGTGAGCGCTACCTGAACGGCCATTCTCGCAACATTATCCTAAAGGCCCGACAGCTGGGCTTTACGACGTTTGAAATGATCGACGCCCTGGATGACTGCCTGTTTACCGACAACTTCAGCGCCGGGTGTATCTGTCATAACCTGGATGACGCAAAGGATATTTTCAGGAACAAGATCACGTTCGCTTACCAACACATTCCCGAATCCTGGCTGGCGCTGTTCGAGCAAATTGGGCTGCGCTTCCCCCGGCCGGTGAGCGACAAAGGCGGATCAGGCGCTTACGTGTTCGACAATGGCTCTAGCATCAACGTCAGCACCAGCTATCGGGGAGGCACACTGCAACGGCTTCATGTGTCGGAGTTCGGAAAGATCTGCAGACAGTACCCGCACAAAGCCCAAGAGATTGTAACCGGTGCGTTTGAGGCGGTGGGCATCGGCAACCAGATCACGCTGGAATCGACGGCAGAGGGCCGGGAAGGCTACTTCTTCGACTACTGCCAGAACGCCCAGAACCTGCAGCAAATGGAAAGGGCGCTGACGGATCTGGATTTCCAGTTCCATTTCTTTCCCTGGTGGCAGGAACCGGCGTATGCGATGGACGCCAAAACCGTTGTGGTGCCGGCCAGATTGCACGAATACTTTGAAGCGCTGGAACACAAGCACGGCATACAGACATCACCGGACCAGCAGGCGTGGTATACCAAAAAAGCTCAAATCCTGCAGGACGACATGCAGCGAGAGTACCCGTCCACCCCCGAAGAAGCCTTTAACCAGTCTGTAGAGGGTGCTTATTACGCCACACAGATGCAGTTTTTGCGCAAAAACAAACGTCTGACCACCGAAGTTCGGCCTAACCCGCAGTTACCGGTCTTTACCGGCTGGGATCTGGGCATGAATGACGCCATGGTGATCTGGTTTGCGCAGGTTGTTGGGCGAGAAGTGCATCTGATCGACTATCTGGAGGGCCAGGGAGAGGGCATCGAGTATTACGCCGACGAACTTAACAAAAAGGGCTACCGCTACGGCGGCCACTACGGCCCGCACGATCTGGCGGTAAGAGAGTTAGGCACTGGACTGTCTCGAACCGATGTGGCTAAGCAGTTTGGTATCAACTTTGAGGTCATTCCGCGGATCAGCAATCAGGCCGAGGGTGTTCAAGCGGTTCGTCAGTTCCTGCCTACGTGCTGGATCAATGAGGAAACTTGCGCTCAAGGCGTCAGCTGTCTCGACAACTACCGCAAGGAGTGGGACGACAAACGCGGCGTGTACAAGGACCGGCCCCGACACGATTGGGCTTCGCACGGAGCCAAAGGGCTTGAAACCCTGGCCAGAGCCAACCTGATAACGCGCATCGCTCATCAAGATTTCGCCAAGAACCGCTCCCCATCAAGGCGCGGCAGCTGGGCAGCACACACTTAGGAGTATCCATGGCCATTCTTGAATCGAACAAACCCGTCAGTTTGACCCAGCGGGAAATTGCCGTGGTGGTCGCTCAGGCTGTTGCAAAAGCGGCGCTACCCATTCCATCCGGCAAGTTCCGCAACGACGTGGACCACATTCAGATTGACCCGATTGTGATCGAGGCCAAGGTGACACAGCCAAAGCCCGGCATCCGTCTGCAGTTTGAGGTGGAGGGCGGCTACGGCGTCACTCTGAACGTCACCCTGAAGGAATTTGAAGCAAGCCCGGTGGCGTATCTCCAAGACCTGTTCAAGCAACTTCACCCCATGCTCAGAAATTGCCAGCGATTGCGCAACAACAAGCGACTGATGAATCAAGCCATGTACGACATTCTAACGGAAGGGGTTGCGTAATATGGCGAGCTTGGGGCTGATGCAGTACCGCTCTGCGACGGACTTGCGGAAAGACGATGATGCGCAGCAGCTGCAGGATGAAGAGGCTCGTCGCCGAGATCTGGTGGAAAGCTCTCTGGGTGCGCACATACGGCGGTCTTGGGAAGAAGCCAAGATGGCCAAGCAAGAAGTTGAGTACCGCTTGCTGGACTGCCTGCGCCGTCGCGTGGGGGAATACGACCCCTCCAAGCTGCAAGCCATCAAAGCAGAAGGCGGCAGCGCCATTTTCATGATGCTGACCACCACCAAATGCCGAGCCGCGGCAGCCTGGGTGCGCGATATCCTCATGCCGGTCACCGAAAAGCCGTGGGGGCTCAACCCAACCCCGTTGGCCGACCTGCCGCCCGAGTTTGTGCAGCCGGTGTTTCAGCAGTTTATGCAGCACGCCATGCAGCAGGCGCAACAGTCTGGCGAGAAGCCTGACCCACAGGAGTTGATGCAGGCCGCCGAGGATTACATTCGTCAGGCGGTGCAGGAAAAGGCCCGCGAGGCCGCCAAGCGTCACGAGGAATTGATTGACGACCAGATGGCCGAGGGCGAATGGGATGAAGCGTTTGAAGGCTTTATTGACGATTTCGTAACCTACCCTGCCGCGTTTATTCGCGGGCATAACCTGCGCCGTGTATCGACTCTGGCGTGGATGGAAGGCTGGAAAGCGGTCAAGACACAGGAAATCCGGCCTCAATGGTATCGCGTCAGTCCGTTCGACATCTACCCAAGCCCGGACGCGGCCAATGTAGACGACGGCGCTTACATCATCGAGCGGGCAAGATTTACCCGAGCGCACCTGAATAAGTTGATTGGTGTACCGTCTTACAACACCGAAGCCATCCGTGAAGTCCTGAGCGAACACGGCCAAAGCGGTCTGCGTGACTGGCTGTGGTCCGACGGCGAGCGAGCCACCCTCGAAGGTCGCGGCCATGAATGGTTGACCCGCGGCCAGACCATCGACGCATTGATCTATTGCGGTGGCGCACAAGGCACCAGCTTGCTGCAGTGGGGCATCAATCCCGACGAAGTGGAAGATCCGCTGGCCGAATACGAAGTGGAAGCCACCCTGATTGGTCAGCACGTCATTCGTGTGAAGTTCAATCGCGACCCGCTGGAGCGCCGGCCGTACCACAAAGCCAGCTTTCAGCCGGTGCCAGGCTCGTTCTGGGGTGCTGGCATTCCTGAGCTGATGAGCGACATTCAGGACGTGTGCAATGCCACCGCGCGGAGCCTGATAAACAACCTGGCCATTTCATCCGGACCACAAGTCGAGGTGGTCTGGGAGCGACTGGACCCCACCGAAGACGCCGAGGATATGTACCCCTGGAAGATCTGGCGCACCAAAGATTCCCATGTGGCCGGCAATAACCCGGCTGTGCGTTTCTTTCAGCCCGAGAGCAACGCCGCCGAATTACTGGCTGTGTATGAAAAGTTTGAAATACGGGCCGACGACGCCACCAACATTCCCCGCTACACCTACGGAAATGAGCGCGTGGGCGGTGCAGGCAATACGGCCTCGGGCCTGTCCATGCTGATGGAATCGGCCAACAAGGGCATTAAGGACGCCATACGCCACATTGACCGCGGCGTGATCCGTCGCGTCATCGAGGCCTTGTGGCTGCACAACATGCAGTATTCCGAAGACAACAGCATTAAGGGCGACGTGAACGTGATCCCCCGCGGCTCATCGGCCATGTTGATTCGTGAACAAACCCACCAGATGCGGTCCACCTTCCTGCAGATGACCAACAACCCGACCGATATGGGCATTATTGGCCAAGAAGGCCGGCGCAAGCTGCTGGAATCCATCGCTGAAAAGCTGGATCTGGCGAGCATTATCCCGACCGAGGAAGAAATGGAGCAGAACAGCGCCGCGCAGAACGAGGCCGGCCAGGCCATGCAGCAACTGGAGCAGGCTATCAAGCAGGCGGAAGCGCAAGACAAGGCCGCCAAGGCTGAAAAAACCATGGCCGAAGTGGCGGAAACTCAGGCGGATACCGAAAGAACGCAAG